AGATAGGATGAAGTCCCGAAATTCCCCCGAAGCATGAAAAAGCCCAACCTGAAAAGATTGGGCTAAGTCATTGAAAAATATGGTCGGGACGGAGTGATTCGAACACTCGACCCCTAGCACCCCATGCTGGGGGCTATACGAACGCAACCATATGATTAATAACGAAAACGGACCCTAGACGAGGCCGCAAAAAACGGCGTTTCCTGTGATTTCGCAAACGAAAACACGCGGCCTGTAGGGAAGGTTTTGCGCCATGCTGCGCTCACATAATGAGGACTCCAGACGAGCTGTAACCGCCCCGTCCCGCTCCAGCCTCATTATTGCGGAGTCACTGCCTTTGCTACTTTTGCCAGGTTCGCAGCTTGCCGTCCTAGGTCGCTGAAGCACTTGTCCTGCTCCGGAAGTTCCAGCCTCAGACAGCTACTTGCTTTGGAATTTATTTCGTATTCACCTTTGACGAAATACCCAATCAGGGCGAGAACCGCGACCATTACAATCACATATACGATGTACAAAGCTTTCATGACGCCTCCTTTTTGACGCCAAAAAATCTACAGTGAAATGAACGATTAGTGAAGTCAAAATAGTGGCCACCGTTCGCGATTGCTGGTGTATGCCAGATGCGCCTCTAATGGGTGGCTGGCGCTCCAGGAAAGCACCGTTCCCCGCTGCTTTCCCCGTCAATTGGTACAAAATGTGGTACGAGAGTTACCACCCCTTCCCCGGCGTTCTGCCGAAGCTCACCCTTTCCCACCAACTTCTGCAGGCCATCATCGTGCACTGTGCCTTCCGGGGAGAACAGTCCGTTCAGATAGGCCTCTTCCCATTCGATCAGTCCCCAGAGCCTGGCGGCATCCGAAAGCTCGAGCATTTCATTCAGCTCTACGGCGCTGACCTGGTTGCGGCGGCGCGCGAGCATCGCCAGTTCGACCAGCTTGCGCCGGTGAGCCTCCGGGTCTGTGACCAGGTCGTCGCGTGACTTGATCGCCGACCGCCAGTCGGCCAGCGGGTTTTCACTCAAAGCGGCACCACCACGACTGTGCATACAGTGCGTCGTCAATCATCTCGACCCCGGTCAGGTTCATCCCGCCAGTGGCCATGCCTGTTACGCGCACGTCCAGCAGTCGTGGCAGAATGTTCTCTCCAGGCGCCGAGCTGAATATCCATGCGGTGGTCGTCGTGCGGCCAAGCAGATTTTCATGCGACTCGATGATCTGCACGTCTCCCCGGATCGGCGGGATTTTCGCCAATTCCTTTTTATCGATGGCCACGCCGAGGCGCCGTCTGGGTGTGATGAGGAAATACATAGGTCGCGCCCGATACTGTATATGCGTACAGTTAACGAGAATCGCAGGGGATGGGTCAATACTGTATGAGGGGATTTGCGACGGAGGGGTCATGCGTAGATCCAGAACAGGGTCAGGACGATGCCAACCCAGGTGAGGGTCAGCAGAAAGGATAAGCCAGCAAGTCTCGGGTCCATGGTTTCGCCCAAATCCGTATGGGCGGCATTTTATGCATGTGGACTGTTACGGCAATGCTGGCCTCTAACAATTACGAGGCACGGACATGAAGGTGGGAAGCCGTTCTGATCAGGGCAGATCAAGGCGGTGTGGAATCTGCCTACCACCAATGCACTTTGAGCCCCTGATACACCGGTAGTGATCAAATGGTGATGGCTTACCTCTTTTCCTGGCTCTGACAGGAGAAAGTTGCATAATCTCGCCGCAAAGCGGGCAACGGCCAAGCCTATCCCAGTCCTTCCTTGCCGGTATTGGAAAGCCCTCTGCAGCTCTCTTTCTTCGGTAGAGCCGCTCGGACAACCTGCCAACAACGTGAGATGCACCAATTAGTGCACCGAGCCCGACAAATATCCCAAGCGCTAGTGTCCCGCCACCTCCACTTCCGCCCCAGCCACGACCTCCGCGCCGACCTCGTGCTTCGACTACTACGGGAAGAGCCAGCACAAGAGAAAGCAACAACGCACGTCGGGAAAAGTCCTTTTTGCTCATCATATGCACCGAGGTGGTTTGGTGCAGGATTTTACCACCGTAGTGCGATTTCAGTCTTTCTTCGCCAACTCTGCATAGCTTGACTCGCAGGCCAATCCGGCTATTCGGGCTGTGTCATAAGCCCTTGCCAGCTCTCCCGCTCTTTTGTCAGCGCGCTGGAACAGTTCGGAGAGCACCATTGCGGCGCGGGTGGCTGTTTCGCTTCGCTGGGTAGCGCCGGGATCGCCGGTGGTGCAACTTGCGCTGGCAGCCAGTTTTCCTGCTTGGTCGCGCACCCGGTCGCCAGCAGCATCAGCACTGACAGAGTCAGCAGTCGCAACAGCCTGTTGTTGTCTCGCATCATTTCCCACCTGGTTGACCGCCGTCTGGCGGCGCTGCTCTTCGGTTCGGTTTTCGGTCGTGGCGGCGGCGAGGCCTTTCGCCTGAAGCGTCTGCTGATCGGCCCACTTCAATTGCCATCGCGCATCGGCCACCGACTCACCATGGTGATACGCACCATAGAGAATCGCCGCGATGATGAGCAGGACAGCCAGCGCGCCGCCGATCTTCAGGTAAAGCGCAGCGGCTGAGCTCATGGCACGTCCTTGAAGAAGACGTGGTGCCCGAGCTTCAGCGTCTGCTTCGCCTTGGCAGCCCAGGCCGGTGGCTTCGGCATGGTGGTCGCGTAATAGTGAGTCGCGCCGCCGGTTGGATCTGGCTTAAGCCCACCGATCACCTGATCTGCCGCGAGACGGCACATCGTGAACTCCGCCGCCGGGATTGGCTTCGCGCCACTCAGGAACGGATAGTTCGGGTCGTTCTTGTTCCAGCAGCTGAACTGGTATGGCTTCTGGCAGACGCCGGTATAGCCCTCGCCCCACCACGATTTTTCCTTACCATCCTCGACCCGATTGCGGATCGACCAGGCCACGGCAATCATCCCCGCCAGACCTTCCCCGCGTGCTTCGCCCCACAGGGTTCGCGCCAGCACATCACGATCTTTCTCAGTCACGTCCATCAGGTTCTCCAGGCGAAAAAAAACCCGCATGCAGCGGGCTCGTTCAAACAGCTATGATTGGTACTTCACCAAATATGGAGAAAGACCAATGAGGATATGGATTGTCTTGGGCCTCGTTGCAGCACTATCAGGCTGCGGCACGGTGAAGACGCTAAACGACGAGAAAGGCGCGGCTGACGACCTCGCGAAGTGGCAATCCAACTGCCACACAATCCCCCGGGCTTACAGCGGAATGAGTTATCAGTTTTGCAACCTGAACAGCCCACCCCGGTCAGGTTCTCACTGGGCCGTAACGCCAATTGCCCTCGATCTCATTGCTTCCGCAATCGCGGACACGATCCTGATTCCTTACACCGGTTATCAGCAATACCAACGTGGCGATATCCAAGTGCGGCGTAAGCAGTACTGATTAGAGTCCGTCCAACTATGACGGCTCAAAGCGCACTTGGCGGGCATTGGTGAGCGTTGTGTTACTCGGCCGGCTGATCTTGCTCAGGAACGTCTTCGGCCGTGATGGTCACCTGTGCGCGGTAAGTCTTGAGCAACTGCGCGGTCCGGATGTTGGACTGGGGGAACGCCTGCAGGATCTCGCGGGCCTTGGCGTCTGCTTCTGCCTCGGTGGCGTACTCAGTCTGGTTGCTTGGGTCGTAGCTGTTGCTGGTGTTGATTACGATGTAAGGCATGGTAACGCTCCATGGTTGGTAAATTTTCAACCGGAAATGGTTGTGTAGCCGTTTTCTGGCCGCTCACGCAGCTATCTTTGCGAACACCGCAGGAAGATGGAAATCGTAGGGATTACTGAACGCCTCAGTGATGGCATACATATTTCCTCCCGCGAAGTCCCACCAGGTGAACAGGTTTCTGCCTTCGGAACCTCCTGAAAGCAACGTCATTCCGAACGAATTAATCATGAGATATTCGTTCTCAGGGAAATTGAAATCCACCCGATAATAGTTTCGATAAGAGGTGGTGGGTGTCTGCTCAGACTTAACGTACGTCCAGTTCGAAAATGATCGAGTGAACAAGGCTGCCTGGGTCCCGCTGTCGAACAGCAACTTGCCTGCCCCGTCCCATAACCTCAACCCATAGTTGGCCACAGGTTGGGCCGCGAATGCCGCCACAAAGTAACGCCCGTTTGGCTGCGCCGTGGTAACTCCATAAGTCCTGACATAAAACCCGGTCCAATTCCCCGGGCCTCCCGTCAAATACATCTTCCCTGCTGCGGCGATGACGTTTGTGGTGTCTGGCCGGATGAATACCAACGGGGGCTCTTGCGAGGTCACAGGCCTGACGAACGTGGTCAGCGAGCCAAGACCACCGTCCTGATTAGCTGCATACCGACCTCCAGAGATGACGCAAAGCCGGGCGAATTCAGAGTCAAGAATGACGGTATTTTGATTGTTGGTGAAGCTGAGGCCGTACGTCATTTGAACCTCATCACAATGAGTCGCATCGAGCCCGAAGCCGTGTTGAATACGGTGGGCGAATTCCTCATCCAGTTCGCTACCTCGACCACACCGTTTCCCACCAAGACTTCGAACTGTCGATCATTACTACCGTAGTTGCCTATGGGTATAACAACGGCATTCGCATTGTCCGGCGTGCAGCCTGGTACTGAAAAACTTTGTACTCCGCGTTCAATGCCGAAGCTGACTACCTGAGACAGCACTACTCGAATCGTAAAAGAGTTTTCGTCCAGTTGCAGGGCGCCATCGGCGCCCCACACTCTCATTCCATAAGCCATCACTCACCCCAAGTTGCCAAGCTGAACACGTAAGGTTCCGTTTTGGTCGTAGACCTTTACCCCAGCGCTGGTAATAACGATCCGACCGGCACCAGGCGTGTTGCCGTTCATTTCGAAGTAACCAGTTTTCGATATCGCCCATCCCGTCTGGCCTGAAACCCAGTTATTCGACTGGATCACTTCCCCAATCTTTGCATTGGTGATAGAGCCGTCTTGAATGAACGCATCGCTGATGAAGGTCTGTCCGTTGACCACCGCAAACGGGGCAGTCAAAACATTGCCCGCCACGGTGTTGAGCACGGCAAACCGGTCGGCACTGACAACGAACGATGATTGTAAGGCGCCAGAGCTGTTATCCAGCCCAAGGCCGAACCCGGCCGCGTAATACTGGCCACCAGAAGACAGGGCCAATCGCACGCTGTATGAAGAAGCAATTTTGTTGGCCGAGTCCGCGATCGTTGTTGCCTGCTGCTGCAATTGAGCAGTGTTCCCGCCGACCGAGCTTTGCAGGCTTACGATTTGCTGGGACTGCGACGTCTGCGTTGCGCCCTGCGTGGTGACAGTCGATGTCAGCGACTGTAATGCTCGGCTCGATGCGGCAGGCCCGACACGACCGACAGCAATCCAGTCGATATCGAATGCGCTACCGCTTACAAGTCCAAGATCGACACGCAAGGCCGTGATGGTGCTGGACGTCCAGTCCGCTCCGCCTGCGGTGAGCGCCGCCATGTCAAACTCAAGGATGGTGCTTGCGCCAATAGCGAGGTTAGGGTTTGCTAGCACCTTGCGGAAAGATGCCGTAAAACCGTGCCCGCTGGTGGAGTAGAAGAACTGACCATCCCAGTCTGTTGCGGCGGCTCCAGCGCGGCGCGTGATGGACATCCGGACCTTCGTAAACAAGCCTCCGTTGATGGACAGGCCGGACACTTGGATGCTCGGATCGCCAGCAGTCGCGGTTTGGCGCATTACCCCAACTGACGGGAACGACAAGGTCGAGTTGTTGGCCGTCCAGCCCTCTGCCGTACTGTCAAAATTCCACGTTGCGTTCTCTGCCGGGTCAAGCCCAGAAGCGCCCAAGCTGCCCTGAATGGTCGACACCGACGTTTGAAGATCGGTGATGCTGGACGATTGCGCGGTGTTCACGCCCTCAGCGCTGGTTACCCGATTCGACAACGTCTGCAATGCAGCCGCGCTGGCCTTGGTCGCAAGCCCGTCCGTGGTGCTGTTCACCGCGTTTTCAAGCGTCGTAGTCCGCGCAGCAACGCTGGTCAGCGTGGTGCCCTGCTGGGTGACCGTAGACGAGAGCGAATCAACTGCCGCCGATGTCACCGCCTGCGCGTTGGTGACAGCCTGCACCGACGGGCTGTAGGCGGTGGCAACAGAGCCTTCCTGAAGCTGCACGTTATCCAGCTCGATCCACATATCCGCAGTTGCGCCGGAGCGATTCAACAGACGTCCGGCGTATACATGCGCCTTGACGGCGCCAGCTGGGCACGTCGCGGTAAAATTGATCCGAGTGAACGTCGTTCCTACTTGCGTCTCCGCGAGTTGACTGGTTGAAACAACCACGCTGGCCGCGTTCATCCACTGGATGTACATGGCAAACCGAGCCGAGGAACTGGACAGCTTGGCATACACGCTCAGGGTGTACGCTTGCCCCTCTATGACTTTTGGCTGGTCAGCATCGGGGGTGTTCCAGTTCAGGTCTATGTACCCGCCGTTCGCCAAACCTGCGCGAGTTAGACGAACGGCTTTGACGCTTGAACTCAGGGTCGAATCGACAAATGTCAATGTCGGCGTGGCGCCAGTGCTGCCGCCGACTCTCCAGTAAGTCGGGCGAGTTGTGTCTCCACTTGGCGTCTGCTCAAACGAGCTGTTCGGCAGCAAGTTGTCACCACCCATACTGCCGATGCTGTTGTTCAGTTGGGTAAGTTGACCGCTCACGCTGGTCAGTCCGGTCTCGGTCTGGGTGACCCGCCCCGTCAACGCGGTGGTGGCTGCAGCCTGGGCCGCGATGTCGGCTGAAGCCACCTTGCCACTGTCCTTCCAGCCACTTACGACAGGAGAGACTTCAAGTTGCGCACGGTCCACCTCTGCAAATCCAGCGGTAATCGAACCCGCCGAGTTTGGACGCACTCGAAGAAGTGGCGTTGTAACTACGGTCCCGGCGGGAAGTGCCGCACTGGTCAGTGAGACCCGCTGCCAACCATCGGTTAGCGTATTGACGCCCTGCGACGCGGTCGCCAATACGGCCCCATTTGCATCCCGATGCTGCATAAACAGCTGAAACCCGAGCCCTGCCGTCCCTCTTACGCTGGTGGACAAGGTGATTACCTGACCGGCTGATACCGCTGGCCTATTAGTCACCACCGGGGTCAAGTCGGCATAGGTGCTGGTTGTCAGGCCTGACACATCGATCCGCTGTGACTTGCCAGAAGGATCGAGTGTGGAAGCAACTTGAGAGAAGACTGCCGACGGCCCCGCGGGGACAGTGCTCACCCAGCCATCAGCAATCGGCGAGCCTGCCGTCGCAAACCTGTCAAACGATGGGTTGTACAGCAGGTTCTCACCACCAACGTTCGAAATGTTTGCGGTGATGTTGGTGATCGCATTCCCGGCCGCTGTCAGGTCAGTCCCCTGCTGGGTAACTGTGTTGCTTAATGCCTGGACAGTTGCTGCCTCGGCCTTGGTTGCCACCTGCGCCAGAGCGCTCGCAGCCGCCGCCGCAGCATCCGTCGCGGCCTTGTCTGTAACCGCCGCCCACGCGCTCCCCGTCCAGCGCTTTGGGGTGTTCGCGTTGCCGGTGATGTCGATCCAGAGGTTCTGGGCCAACTGATCGGCAGCCGCCGGCGCAGCCGACTGAACGATGACCTTGCCTTTCCCGCCTGCCAGCGTGTTCGCCGCATTCGCAGCATTCTGCGCGGCGGTCACGTTCTGGTTTGTGGTCGTCAGGCTGCTGTTCAGACCGGTGATCGCCGTGCCTTGGCTGCTGAGGGTGCCCTCCGCGGTCGTGACTCGGGTCGTCAGGCTCTGGACAGCAGTGGACGACGCTTTGCCATCCAGCGAGGTTTGCAGGCCAGTGATCTGGTTCGCCTGCGCCGTGTTCACACCCTCGATGCTGGTGATCTTGGTTTCAGCGGTGTTGACGCGCGCGGCCAGGCCGTTCGCTGTCTGCACAGCCTGGCCAACGTTCAGCCAGTACGTGGCGTTCGGCGGTGCCGTGTTTTTCGGGACGTTCTGGGTCGCCTGATAGATGATCCCGTCAGCGCCGAGCACACCCTGCCCGGCGGTGTAAGTCTGGTCGGCCTTGTACGGCATCGAGTCGGCCAGATCCGCAATCTGATCAATCTGGGCCTGAAGCTCGTTCTGCACTTCGGTCACGGTGTTGCTGACGTCGGTGATCTGGTCGCCCAGGTCGGTCCTTACCTGGTCAAGGCGTTCATTAACCGAACCCGGGCCGTCACCGCCGATCTTGCCGATCTCCGACAGCAGCTCCTGACCCAGTTGGCTTTCCGTGATCTCGCCGACCAGATAATCGAGGATGTCATCAGCATTGGAGCTCGCCTGACCGTTTACGAATCCGGGTGCGGTTGGGAACCATGGGCCGACGTTGCCGGTGCGGTCGACGAGGCGCGCCCAGAAGAAGAACGATTGCCCTGCTTTCAGGCCCTGCATGGTGTAGTCGGATTGCGGGTAGGCCAGATCGGCCAGTTTGATCGCGCTATCCAGCTGCGGCGTTTGGCTGTACCAGAGTTCAGTACGCTGGGTGTCCTCGGCTCCGGCTGGAAACGTCCATTTCAGACCGATACCGAAGATCAGGCTTTCAGTGGTCAGCGAAGTGACCGCCGGCGGCAATCCTTCCTTACCGTTCAGTTGTGTCAGGTTCGACGAGCGCCAGGTCGACGAAATGTCATAGGCGCTGACGGCGCGTACACGGGCCAAATAGCCGCCCGAATAAATACCGGTGATGTCGACACTGGTGCTACCGGTGCGCTGTACCTTGATCCAGTTACCGTTGTCCTTCCGCCATTCGACGTCGTACCCGACCGCGCCGTTTACGGCAGGCCAGGTGATCGTCATCGTGGTGACGGCGATGCCCTGGTCAATCGCAGATGTTGCGGACAGCGTAACGCTGGCAGGGGCTGGAACGACAGTGATCGGGATAACGCTGATCGGCCGGTCTTCGAGTTTTGCGCCGGTGTCGATGTATGCGAACTTGCTCGGCTCGTACTGGAGCGCGGAAATCTCGTAGTCGCCCTCGGTCGTGCGCTTGGTGCTCAGCACCCGGTAAAGCGGGATCGCAAGATCGTCAGCGTCAAGCGCCCACTGAAGTTGTGGGGTCGGAGTTTCGCTGTAGGCCGTGGTCACGGTAACCGCGCGTCCAGCCACTGACTGTACAGTGCGCCCTTCCGCCTTGCCGCTCGGCAGGTTGATGATCAGACGATCTCCGGCCTTGGCTTGAGTGTCACGATCCAGTGTCACAACGCGGCCAGCTGCAGCGGAGATACGTCCGCCGATTTCTCGGCCCGCAAGCAACGAGTCCGCAACCGGAATGATGTAGCCAGGCAGCGGGATTGCACCTTCCATCCCGGTCTTGAACGTAACGGTGCGATCCTGGTTGTTGCTCATCACCGCCCACTTACCGCGGCGCTGCGCTTCCGACGCACGGGTGCAACCGATTGCGCTGATCTCGACCGGCTTGTCACCAAACCGACGCTGCAAAACCGAGTCGGCATAGGCCGTCACGTCGGTGTCGTAGTTGTTCGCTGGATTGTCGTAGCTGACTATCGCCCGGGTATAACGAGTCTGGGCGGAGGCGCTGCCATAGGAAAACTTGCCGTCGATGACATTGGCACGCGTGAAGACGTAGTCGAAGTCTTGCGCGCGAGGCATGTCGGCCTGCATCACAAGTTGGCCTTGCGCCCAGTAGGTCATCCCACGGTATATCGCCGAGATGTCGCGCAGCAGCGTCCAGGCCTCGGCCTTACCTTGCAGGTTCATATCGCAGAGAAAGCGCGGCTCTAGTCCGCCGATGCCATTCGGCACCAACTGATCACAGTACTGGGCGATTCGATAGAGCTCCCACTTGTCGACCATAAACGGCTTGATGCGCTTGCCCAGGCCGAAGCGGTCAACGGTGCAAATTCCAAACGTGACCCAAGCCGGGTTATTTGTCCACGCCTGCTTGAAAGTGCCATCCCACACGCCTGAATAGGTGCGCGCGACAGGATCATAGTTGCTCGGTACCTGCCACTTACGCGCCTTGCACCGTGCGGTTACGACCGGAATGTTTGTGAACTGCTCGGCGTCGAACTCGATGTAGAGGAGTGCCGTGTTCGGGTAACGCAGTTTCGCGTCGATAACTTCTGTGTAGCCGGCGACCAGCATGGCATCGGCGATCTTGTTGGTGTTCTGGTTTGGCGTGATGCGGCGGACGCGGATCTGCCAGCCGGTCATAGCCGCTGGTAAATCGATGCGGCGCGACCGCTCATAACGGGTGGTCGTCTTGCCGTCGACCGCCTCGTCAAGGACCTGCTGGTAGGCGCCGCCGTCCGTGGCAACATCGACCGCGTATTCGATCCGGTAGCCACCCACGTTCCCATTTTCATCCTGCTGCTGAAGCGCAGGCCACGCAAAACGCACGCGCACGGCTGAGAGCTGGGTATTGGTCAGCGAGCGCACCCAAGCCGTATCGCTGCGCAGCTCGACGTTGACAGTCGTTTCATTCTCGACCGATGGAATGCCTGGGATGTAGGACTGATCTACAGCCCCTGAGCGCCACTCCCATTTTACGTTCGGAAAATTAAGATTGCCGCTGGCATCTGCTATTGGTGTGCCGTCCAACTTAATGGTGGCATTGGTGGGCGCACCGTCGAATTCCCCCTCACCCACTGCGATCAGGAGCTTGGCCAAGTTAGTGGAGCGCAGGCTGTCTGTTGCCTCGATAGGCTGCTTTGGGTTGCTGCTGCCGCCCTTGGCGCCGGTAATCTCGATTTTTTCAGCTGCGCCCATGCTTTCCTCCAGGCATAAAAAAACCGCCAATCGGCGGCCGGGTGTTCCAATCTGAAATCACGTTTTGTCTTCGGCGTAGATCGAGGCGCTGATGATCGCCCCGCCCCAATCTCTCTCTCCGATGCAGATCGGGACCGGGTTGCCGCTGGCGGTGGTGTTACGCGCGCTGCCGAAGGCATAGGACGGTAGGTTTTCCGGCGACGCACTTTGTCGGATGCCCGACGCCTGAGGGCTGAGCATTTGGATAACGCCGCCCGCTGTAGATGCGATGCCCCCAGCTATAAGTGCTGCGCCTTGTGCGGTCGTAGAGCCGTATGCAAAAAAACCGATGACAATCAGCGCAACGCCCAAGATCGTCTGCAAGACCCCGGCTCGTTTGCTTCCGCTGATCACAGGAACAATCCGAATTTCGCGTGTGCCGCCAAGCTCGAGATCCTTTTCCCCGACATTTTTTCTGTTGCGGAAGATGGCGAATCTCATGCCAATACGGTCCAACCGTTTAATCTCTTCAGCAAACCCTTGAAGGGTTGCCTTCAGCGCCCGGAAAACCTCCAGCCCCTGGCCGCTGTCAATTTGGCGTTTATGGCTCCTGCCAAACTTTCTCGCAAGCGAGCCAGATAACAAGATTGTTGTCATAGGACTGTAGTGAGCCGCTGTAGCTGCCATTTTTACTCCGGACATAAAAAACCCGCCGAAGCGGGTGATTTTGATGATTGGTTACATAGCTGTCGGAGATATGTCAAACGCATCTCCGGAAAGAGTGATCCTGCGCCGCACTGACTCACCGGCACCGACCTCTACCTCGCGCTCAACCAGACCAAACCCGCCACAGGCGGCGCTCGGCTTCACTCCGAGAATATGCTTGCCGGGCTTCACCCCGAACTTCGCGACTTCCCCTGACGCAAATTCAGCCGCGAGAGTACCGTCTATGTAGAGTCGATAGTTGCAGCCTGATCCATAGAGACCGCTATCTCGAGTCACGACAACCTGGGCGTCAGCCTTGTTGCCGAAAGCGTACAGCCTCGATTGCGGCACCGGATCGGCTTTGTCCGCAGAAATCGGGGATGTGGCACAGCCAGCCAGCAGCGAAACTGCCAACGCCCCTACCAGAATTCGCATGATGATCCCTCATTGAGAAAGGGCCGAGGGTAGCACCGGGCTGTCTGCCCATCCAGTGTGGACAAAAGGCCAGTAACAGAACTGATACAGGCCGTAGTAGCTTTCCGACTTCAATGAACCGCCACGGTCCGTTGCCGGAAAGCCCATGGACCGGGGCAATATAACCTAGGAGGTCGATGTGCCTTTTGATGCAACCGACAGTATGAAACACGCCCTGTCCAATGGTGCACCCATCTACTTTCTGAGACCGGACAACACGCTCTCAGCCACTCCTTGGGATCAAGGGTTGATCCCAGTCGTAAGAGTATCGATCCGCCCCGCCTATCTGCATGACAGATCCAGCTCCGATCCTTCCCTGGAATCCATTGACGCAATTGCGTTGATAGATACTGGCGCAGATTACGTATATATCGACGAGGATTTCGCTACTCGCTACAACTTTCAATCGGACAGCACCATGGACGTGCAAGGCGCCACTGGCACCACGCACCAGAAGGTCCATCCAGCTCTCTTTAAGCTCGTCGAAGAAACGAATCACCCCACAATGGCCGCAGAGTTCACCTCAGCTCCTTTGAGACGTAATGGGAGGCGGTACGACATAGTTCTCGGGATGCGCCTTTTGTCAAATGGGGTGCTGGTGATGGATTTCGACTCTGGTGTTTACCGTTTCGAATTCACAGGTCAGCCCAATAAATAAAAGATCCCGGGGATCCCGTGGCCCGCATTGGCGCAACCGGATTACCTCGCGTTGATCCCATCGCACATCCATTGCGGGCGGCACTGTAGTGGTACTCGATGTGTGATTAACTCGAGTTTCTAGCCTGCTTGCCGCAGTGATTTCAGCCTTGCAGAGATCAAGCATGTGCCCCTCCTGCATCATCGCAGCATTTAGAATCCTTGTGCCTGAGGATCAGGCGTGTCCTGTCATGCCAGGGGCCGCCGAAGACAATGACCTCGGACGGCTTGCCGTACATGTGGTGAAGCAGGAACGGTCCGGCGCCGTGTACTGCCGTTGGCTCTTCCGGCAGGTTTGGATCGGCGCCGAGATAAATACCAGCATGGTTAGGATGCCTGGTGCGCCCCACTTCCATTACGATCATGTCGCCGCGCTGTGGTGAACCGACGCTCTCAAAGCCGGCCGCCTCGTAGGCCTGCTCGTACAGGCTCGGCCCATCGGCATGCTCCCACCAACCGTCCTCACGCTTGAAGGCATCGAACTCCAGCCCCCATTCGCGCTTATACCAGTCAGCGCAAACCTGCCAGCAGTCCCAAGCGCCATGCACGAAGGGACGCCCTAGCAGCGGCGTGTGACCGGTGGGCAAGATGGTGCGCAGATCACCTTCCGGCCAGCTCAGAATGTGCCAGGGCAGCTCGGTCGCCTCACACATCGCGAGATCGCGCGGTGACGGCCTGCTGGTCGCGTCCGGATGCGAGTGAACGATGCCGATCACCTCGCCCTCGTCTTCAGCCGAGGCGTAATCGTCTGGGGTAATCCGGAACTCTTCGTTCGGGTCGGTTGCGGTGTTCGGGCACGGGATGTACTTCTGCTTGCGCCCAATGCTGATCAGCACGCCACAGCATTCGCGCGGATACTCCGCGGCGGCATGTGTCTGCACCGCTTTAAGGATGTGCTTCAGCATGGTCAACTCCGGGCAATCAGCGAGACAGCCGGGAAGCCGCCAAAAGGTAGTTCGTTGTTGGCACCCCAGCGCGGTTCGCAGCCTGACGTGAGCAGACCGTTGCACTCGTCGAGCTCAGGGTTGCCAGTCGGGTTGCCGTCCTTATCGAAGTAGGGCCCGGTGTATCCGCAGTTAGGCCCGCGATACCCACCGGTGAGGCACCAGTGGCATAGAGTGGTCATCTGCCTGCCGATTGACTCGCCGCCTACATCGCCCGGGCTGGCCAGCTCCCACGAAACGGTCTCGCCGTCCTCGTTGGTCTTCTGGTCCAGGTACCAGACCTCGATCGATTCTTGCGTCGGGTCGGCCTCGGGATTGCCTGAGGGGAAGTTCAGCGCATCGATGTAGCGCACCAGCGTGTGCCGCATTGTCAGCTTGAAATCCAGCAGATCCTCGAAGGCGAGGCACAGCGCAGTGATTCGCCCATTCACGTTTCCGACTGACAATGTTGGGCGCACCGCTGTCCCGTCGCCGTTGGCCTCAATGCCGTCGATTTGCATCGGCCAGGCACCGTATTCCTCTCCCTGCCACCAGATTGATTTCGCCGGTAGCTGGTCTGCATCGGCACCAGCCGCGATGATTTCGGCCTGGGTGTGAGGGATTGCGTGTCCGTGAAACCGCAGAATATCCGCACCGTAATCCGAGCCATCGAGCTCAAACAGCAGTACCTCGCTGCCAGGTTCGAGAACCTGCAGGTCGTTGATTAGGGGCATGGTGGTTCCTTACGGCATGAATGCTTGCTCGAACGTTGCGGTGAGCTTGAACTGACTACCGCCCAGCGGCGTAGGCACGGCTTTTTCGCAGGTGTAGAGACCCACCTCGCCGAGCGGAGTAGTCCATTTGAAGGCCTTGGCCCCGCTATGCCGATCAAGGAATGCCATGATTTCGACCACCTTAGCCTTTGACCCGGTGTAAGTGATGGGAAACGACTGCTCCTTGTTGTTCGGCCCATCGCCGACCTTCTGGGTATACCCGTTACCGAATTGTGACTTGCGAACCCGCCAATCAATATCTGGCGAATCTCCAGTCTGGGTCGGCCAAATGAACGTTTCGATTGCCATATCAGGTCCTTGTCTGCCGGAAGCTCACGCCGCCCGGGCGCCACGAATCAGCGACGGCCTTCTCGGCCGCTTGCTTGATCTGGATTTGCAGATTCTGTGCGAGCGCCGTCTGATCCAGTTCAAGACCGTCAGAGCTGCGATCCTCAACGACCAGACTGACCGGCGCACTGATCGACACGCTCGTGCCGCCGCCACCGAGCGCTCTTACGCCGAGGGCACCGCTCGAAGTTCTGGTGAGCGGCATGATGGCCTCATCACCGGCTTCGCCCATCACGCCCAGCTTGCCGTTAGCCATGCCGAATGCTGTCGGCGAGCTGACGACGCTATTGGTGAACGCTCCGCCGTTGGCGAACATCTGCACGCCGTTGAGCCAGGCGCCGCCGTCAGCTTGCGGAAAGTACGTCGACGAATACCCGGCCTGCGATGCGCCGAGGCTCGAAGAAGTAGCGGCAGAGGATCCAGCAGCAAAACCGTTGGCTCCGCCTGAGAAGTAACTCAGCCCAGCTCCGAAGAGTGAGCTGAGCAGTGCGGATGACGCTTGGCGGGTAGCGATGCGCGCCATGTCTGCCAGGATCGATTTCGCGAAGTCGGAAAAAGACAGCTTCCCGGTCAGGGCGAAGTTCGTCACCGCGTCTTCCATGGAGCTGAAGGCATTGCCGAAAAGACTCTTGGTCTGCCCCGCAACATCCTTGGCGCTGTCGAGGTAGTTTTCCCAGGCAGCGGTCGCGCCGTTGCTCCAGTCGCCCTGAGCAGTCTGCACGTCCGCGTAGTTCTGCCGGATCTGGTCGGTTGCCTTTTTGTTGGCATCGGCCAGAGCCTGGGATCTTTTCTCGAAGTCTTCCTTCGACATTTTCCGGGATGGATCGGATCTCTGGTTTTCCAGATCCAACGACTGCTGGGCAAAACGATCCTGTTGGCTATTCAGTTCCGCGTTCAGCGCGTTCTGACGATCACCCCGGCCAACGCCCAGGACGGCGCGCTGCCCGGCCAACTCCAAAGCCTTCTGCTGCTGGCCAAGAGCCTGGACGTACTGATCAATGTTGTATTTCTGTTTTTTTACCCGCCCGTCTTCCTCGTCGGCCAGCACTTTCAGCCGCGAGTCGGCATCCGACTGCGCCTTGACCATGCTGTTCCGGGCGTCAGCGATCTTCTGGTCCAGCTGAATACGCTGCTCGCCCGTGGTCGACGACTTGTCTCGCACCGCTTGCAGGGCGGCGATTTCAGCCTCGTAGGCTGCGGTGAGGTCGCCCTTCTCCTGCTCAACGATCGCGACGCGCTGGCTGCTGTACGACTCCGCCGAGACCAGCCCGGCCTTTTGAGCGGAATCCAGTTCCTTTTCGAGGTTCTGGTAGTACCCGGTGATCGACTTGAGATTGTTCTGCGCGTCATTGTACCCGGTCAGGTTCAGCTGGTTTGCCGGGCCTTTCGGGTCTTTGAACTTGTCGTTGATATTGGCGAGGTTTTTGTCGACCGTCGCTTGGTTGAGCCGGGTGTCATTGGGATCGGTCTTCCGGATGTCATCCAGCCACTTCTTGTATTCCTTTACCGCCTCAGTGCGCTTTTGTTCGTTGGTCCAGGACGATTTCGTCAGCGCATCGATCTTGCCCATGGCACTGATCGAGTCTTGCTGTGCCTTGGCCTGCTCGGCATCGTATTTCGCGATGTCAGCGTTGGCAGCCTTAGTGTCCTTCAGGAAGGTCAGCTTGTCCGTGTAGTACTCGATCATCTCCTGCTTGTTTTGGAACAGGCCGACATCGCCGGCTTGAGCCTGATCGAGATCCCGCTGTGCATTGGCGATATCTGTGTCGATATCGGAGCGGCCCAAGTTCTTCAACCCGTCAGCGGCTTTCACCACCGCCAGATAACCGCGCTCCCAGATACTCAGGTTTTCAAGAATCTTGGGAGTACGCTCATTGATTGCGTCGGCGTACTGCTCAGTCGCGAGCTTTACCGCTGCGGCATGGTCGCCCTGCTCTTCCAGCGCAGCGATCTGCGAGTAAACGGATGCAGTGAGGTAGTGATACTGCTCGTTCAGGGCCGCAGACGCCTTCACAGGGTCGTCGGCGAGCTTCACGAACTCGGCAATGGTGGCGCTGACGGCGGTTCCGGTCGCCTCTTGCATGCCGACGGCGGCCTGGGTGATCGCCCCAAAGCTGTCGCCCGCGATTTTGCCGTTGGCTGCCAATGTCGCGAGCACTTCGGCGGCAGCGCCTGTTGTGCCTACCGTTGCGCTGACTTGCCGAGCCAGAGCTCCAAGCTGTTCAGCGCTTACCCCCGCTGCGTTGCCGGTGGTAATTAGCGATTTGTTGTAGTTGTCGGCCTCCTCGCTGCCTTTGTAGTAGGCAATGCCCAAGGTGGCGACCACCGCGGCAACTGCTGCGATGGGCGCAAGGATCGCAGCCAAGCGCAGAGCCGACGTGCCAGCGCTTGTGCCGATTTCCAGTAGGTTGTGAGCGGCGACACGGAAGTTGCCCTCGGCCAGGGCGTTGCCCAGCTGAAGCACGTTCTCGCGCGCGCCCTTGGTGTTAAGGCTGAACTTCGATGTCTCGTCACCCAGGCCTTTGACCTTCTGGCGGGCGGTGTCGATATCTGCCGAAAAGGTTTTGTAGTCGTCCTCTCCGAGGTTGCCAGCGGCGCGATGTTTGTTCAGCAGCTCCTGTTGATCGTCCAGTTTCTGCAGCGCGGCGAGCGTCGGGCTGATCTTGCCCAGCAGTGCTTGCAAGCCCTCCGCCTGTACGCCGGTGGCCGCCGCTGCATCCTTCGCAGCCTTGGCGCTATCCTGAGTGGTCCCGACAAGCGCGTCGGACTCGGCCTGCATGCGCTTCTGCAGCGCGAGAAGACTTGCCGTTGAATCGCGACTGACATCCATCGCGCCGGCGGTGCTAGTCACGCTGGTAGTCAGGCGCTGGTAATACTCGCTGTTCTTCAGCGACGTCTGCGCGGTTTCCAGCAGCCGTGCCTTCGCATCCTCGGTTGCCTGCGCGGCGCGGGCCTCAGCCTCTGCCAGTTTGTCAGCCGCATCAGCGGTCTTCTTGAAACCGGTGGTGACGCCGTCAGCGGCTTTTTCGGCGTTGGCTCCAGCCTCTGTGAGTTTGTCGAGATCGCTCGCGGCTTGGGCAGCATCGCCCGAATCAACCGCTATCCCAAGTGCTGCGATTGTGCCCGACATGAGTGCTCCGCTATTTCGATTCGCTCATGACGAGCAACGCCTCGGCCTCCATCACCCGAAGGTCATGGAACACCTGGTTTCTGGTTTTCTTAGGAATGTTGACGAGCGACATGACGGCCGGCACAACGGAGTAGTCCAATCCACTGGCGCCGCCCATTCCGGTACGCCATTGGGTGGCCATGGCTTCCATGACGACGAACGCAGGCCAGTTGCCCGGAAGCACTTCGACAGTGTCATCGAGGTCGAGAGAGGAGATTCCGAACAGGGCCAACTGGTCAGGCGGCGGCGCCGGCGTGTAAAGCGCCTGCGCCACCTCCTTCAGTTTCCCAATCGGGCCGCCGCAAAGGCTGCCTGATAAGCGGCGACGATGGCGTCACCGGCGCCTGCGGACGTTTCGACAAGCTTGCGAATGTTCTCCGGGGAAAACTTGTCTTCAAAAGCCCAGCCCACCACCAGTTCGCCAACCTGCTCAATCTGCCGCTCGATGTTTGCATCAGTGATGTCGACGAGAGTGATGTCATCACCCTTTTCCTTGAACCTTTGCTGATCGTCCTTGGCGGACTGCTGCCATCCAGCAAAAAGCGCCGCCAGTTCCTTGCGGTCCCGATACCTGAACTCGAACGGCACCTTGTTGAACGTACCGCCCACCCGTGGGATTTGGACATCAGCCTTGAACGTTGCGTCCTGGGCAATCTTGAACTTAGCCATGCGTTACGCCCCGGCCGCTGCGGTGGTGTAACGGGTAGGCTCCGCCTGCAGAGCCAAGTTAACCGTCCGGGCCATCAGGTTGTTCCGGGTGATGGTCGGCTGCTTGGAAAACGAGGTGTAGGTGCCGTAGAAGATGGTGTCGTTGCCCGGCAGGTTCATGCGTGCGGCTTGGATCTGCTTGCCGGAGTCGGCCTTCGACAGCACGGCGTTGTGCGGCAGCGCAGGATCGTCAGCAATTGTCAGCGCCATGCTCGATGCGGCTTTATCGGTGGGGATCTGCCGGCCTTGGTCGTCTTCCAGAAAGACGACGTCGGTGTAGTTCTGGTCGCCACCGGAATACACCACATCAACGACTTGCGGCACAGCAACCCAAGAGAGCACCTTCTTCAGGGTGCCTGCACCGCTACCGGTCGGGTAGAGCTGCGTATCGGTGGTGTCCATGGCTTCGAGGGTGATCGCAGTCGCTGTAGCAGCCTTCACACGCACCACGCGATTGTTGAGGCGCGACCATGCCGACGTGACCAGTACGATGTCACCTGCCGACAGAGTGCCGCCGACAACGGTCGCCACCGCTTCGGAAGCATTGGAGATGGTGGCGAAAGCCAGTTCGGTAGCGTATGTCGCCCCGTGCTGGATGGTGGCGCCGTTCGGGAGTTTGTAGCCCATGGGTTTTTTCCTCTTCGCAGAAATGAATAACCCCGCACTTGGCGGGGTTCAGGGTTTGCCCAATGGGCGGGTTATGCGCGGTCGGCCCGGTATTGAAACGAAGCCGATACGGTAAGCGTGGTGTCGTCGACGATGGCGGGCCCGGGTTCAATAGGCGTCAGCACCATCACCTCGATCTCGCCCTGCTGCAGTCGCAGGAAGGCCGGGAAGAGACCGTCGAGTTCATCGACGAGCCCTTCCGCATCGCCGGTGCCGTTGCCGGCCGGTGACACGATGCTGATCTGGAAGACGCCGGTGTAAACCCGGTCTGTGCCTTCCAGCGTCTGGGTGTCGGTCCCTGCTGGAAGGGTGAAGGCTCTGATGTAGGTCTCATTGTTCGAGGGCTCGAACTCAACGCTCTCGAACGCTACGCGCAAATCGCGCTCCCCTGCCCACGCAGCAAGGCGTTGTTCGTACAAACGCCGGATGACTTGATGACTCATACCTGGTTGTTCCTGATGGCCTCCAGCACGATCTGCTGGAAGCGTGCGACGGTGATGCGGACCATGCCGCCGGGGGCCTGCTGGGAGTGACCGAACTCCAGCGGGATGGCATATAGCAGTGAGTTGGTGATGTACGCCGTGTCGCCCGCCTTAAACTCGATCGCTCCGTCGACGATCCGCGCGGTGGACTTGCGCCCGCTCGGGTCGACCTCGTCTGTTGTTGTGCTGTCCGGCGAGCCGATGCTGAACATCCAGTTGCCACGAAAGCGCCCGCCGACATAGTCCTTGCCGGAAACCAGACCGTTCACGTTGAAGTTCTGGACCCGTTCGGCTTTCGTCAACGGGTTGGCGTACTTGACGCCCTTCTTGAGCTTACCGGACTTGGTGAAATTCGATTCGGTCAGGTTTATGACCGTGTTACGAGCTGCAACCTTGAAGTCGTAGTCGTCGGCTTCGCGGGTGTTCTTCTCGCGGTGCGCGACGTTGGCTGCCCAGATCTCGGGGTTACCCACTGGTGACATGCGAATCACGCTGCTGCCAAGTTCGATCACGATCTCTCGCAGGCTAGCGTCGATTGCTTCCTTGGCCTGCTCGGCGAACTGGGCCAGGCTCAGCGCGAAGCTGCCGGACTGGCCGGAGCCCGCGCGGCTCATGACCGCACCTGCAACTCGTACAGCAACGGCGTGCCTGCGGGATTGATCTCTTTCAGTGGAGGGACGATAGACCAAGTCTTGCCCTGGATGACCGCCTTGCTCAGCAGCGTGGGCGGCGAACTGAGCCCGCTCGCGGCGATCTTCAATTTCTTGTCGCCGACCTTGATCAGGCTGTTGGTCTGGAATTCTTGGCCGGTGAAGTTGAGCAGGATTCCTTGGGCGATCCGCTCGGTGACCGTGTCCGGGCCGGTCTTGCCGGTGCCGGGGTCGTATACGCCCTTGACCATGTCTCGAAGGGCTATGGGCTGACCAAGTTCAGTGATTAAATCAAGCGCGACCAGCGCCATCTCATCATAAAAACTCACACTCCACCCCCCAAGAGGATTGCATGCAAAATCATTTTGAAACCGCCGTTGTAAGACTGAATGAAGCGATGGCTTCCGGTTACGGCAACGTCCCTGCCAAACGCTTGGTTGCCGAACACGCCCTGGCAACAGCACTTCAAAACACCCCACTCAACAATGTCTATCTGGATATATACGAAGCTTGTTTCCCTCGCGGAAAGCCTGCGAACATCGATCTGCTTAGAGAACTGGCGACCGGAGGCACGCAGCGCCGGACGTCACGAAGAGTAAGCATCTACTGGGAGAAAGCTCTGGCAGTTGATTTGGGCCTTTAGGCCCTAACCGCAAACAAACCGCGCTTGAGCAGATAGTCGGCGAACTGGGTTGCACTTGGCCGATCCGGCGCCGCTGGCAGCAGTCGTGAACTATTGATGGGGATCACGGCGTACTCCCGGGTTACCGCGCCTTCGACACGATCCACCGTGATTGCGCCTTTGCGCTTCTCCGGTGGGTCAATGTCATCTGCGTGGATCTCAGCAGCCAACGCCATCTGCCCGTACTCGATCCGCGCTGGCAGGTAGTTGTCCGGTTTCAGTTCATAGTCCAGCTCAACGCCACGCCGAGGCCAGGCCAAAGCCTGATCACTCGACATCTTGCGCCCTTTCCACGTCATGCCATCCATCGCCAGGGCGGCCCGGCGCAGCAATGCTTCCTGAGCCGGCTCGTCTGCCGGGATCGTCACGCCGAACTTTCCGGCGTAGATGACCAGATCGGCAGCGCTCGCGTAGCTTTCGGCATCAGGCTTGCCGGTACCGTCCTCGGTGATGAGTGCCATGGGTTATTCCACTGGGATGAGGGCTTGAAGGTCCGGCTTCAGTGCATTGGCATCATACTCGATGCCCTTGGACGTCAGCCAAGCGCGCAGGTCTTCAACGTTCATTTTCTTCGGATCGGTTTCAGGCCCGGTCTTTTCAGACCTGGCTGACCATTCCGGCTTCAGCTTGGCAGCGGGCGTCTTTTCAGCAGCACCGTCACGGCTGTCCGTCACGTTAGCGTCGACGATGATCAAACCGGCCTTCTTGGCCTGGGCCTTCACGTCGCCTTCGTAGCGGTGAAAAGGGCCCGGCAAATACCAGACGTTGTTCTCGCTCATGATTGCATCTCCGCCAAGCCGGGCACACGTCCCGGCATGGACATCAAAGGGTTACTTGGAAGCGTCACCGATCAGGGCAACACCAGCGGTGTCCTTGATGCTGGTGGCGGTTTTGTCCCAGTTAGTGCCGGTGGCCAGTGCCGCACTGGTCGGCGACTTGCCGCCGTTGGCGGTGTCCCAGGTGTAACCCTTCAGGCCGAGGCCGAAGGTGTAATCGACCTGAATCGTGGTCTCGATACGAGTCTGGCCGTTGCTGGTTTCGACGTTCGAGATGATGTCACGGCTGTCATGAACCAAAGCGGCGCCGGACGCCAAGCTGAGGATGATTTCCTTGTTCGGCGTGCCGGTCTGGGACAGCGCCGGAGCGTCGGTGACCACGGAGGTCTTTCCGAGGATATCGACCACCCGAACGTTGCCTGCCAAGAATAGGTTGTTGACGTTCGCCAGGTTCTGGCCGACCAGCTTGTGCCACGAACTGCCGGTCATGACCTGGGCGACGAGGTTCTGACTGGCATCGCCGAACTTCGCGTGCGAGCTGTTCAGGCCTGCCTGCGAGATGCCAGCGGTGGCCGAAACGTCGTTGACGGCGGCAGCCTGAGCGGTGATTGCGGCCACCAGTGCGGCAATGGCGGTGTTCAGCTGATCCTTGAGCAGGATTTCAGCGAACGCGCGCGAGGCCACTTCGATGCCCTGAGCAGTCGGGCGTTGCAGCCAGGTCATCTGGGAAGGCTCATAGCGGACTGGGCCGAAACCACCAGCCACCTTCACGGTGGTGTTCTGCAGCTCGGTCAGATCGACCGGAG